TTAGGGGTTGGGCTGTAGCATAATAGCAGGCTTCCAGACGATTTGGGGCATCTGTGTAATCTGTCATGAGCACGTTAGCAAGGGGATTTTCCTTGGTGGGCTTCTGACACACAACCGCCTTGTCGGTGGAACCATATGGCTCCTTGACAAGTTTCGCCTTGTACATCACGTAAATGATAGATAACATCGTTGCGCCTAGAACGAATATACGAGGATCCCGGCGAATCACGAATAATACACACATGGTGTAAATAATAAAACGTGACGCCGAATTGATCCTATCCTCTGGTGTTTGTTTGCTGTTAGGCCAGAACTCTAGAATTTTTTTATTACTGACAAGTTGTTGAGGATCTTCGAACCAAACTTTCATTTAATATAGATGAGGTTTATTTTTTGGGGAGACGGCGAGTACCATTCTTTTTAGGAGCACCCAAATCCATATCTCCCATACCAGCCATCATACCAGACATAGAACCCATCATCTTCATAAGTGCATCCTGATTAATGTCACCACCGTCACCTGAAGCCATCTTATCAGCTACATCCTTGGCCATAGCCTCAATGGCGGTGAGAGTGTCCTCGGGTACAGATTGGATAGTGGTTCCTAGAATGTACAAAGTCTGAAGATACTGCCAAACGGCATCCTTGGTACCATCAGTCATACGCTTCCACAGATTGATGATATCCAGTTCATTCAAAAAGTCAATATCCTTGGAATGAATGAGGATGAAGTCCTCGTTCTTGGCAGAAACACTATCTGCGTGGGGTTTAACACTGTCCATGAACCCATTAACTAGGAGACGAGGACTTGTACTCTTAAGAAGGTCGAATGAGGTTAACATCTTCTTAATGCTTTTTTCATCTGGAAAAGTCTTGTGCAATTCCACAAGAAATTGCCCCATCATGTCATTAAACGCAGTGACGGACGCCATTTTCTTAATAGTACGGTGTAATCTTTAAGTTAGAAAGGGTCGTTAGAAATAACCTCTTTTTGACCAAGACCATTCACCACAATTACGTATACGAGAATTGCTACGAGAACGGCTGGTTTGGTGTATTGATTCATTTCTAATTTACCTTCATTATTTAGATACGCTTTCAGGTGAATATAACCCGCTGTCGTAGCACCGGCAATTAGGCCAGCGTATACTGGGTCACGTAAATAGTCGGAGAGTTCCATTTAATTATAACCAACTTTTTTTGTACGGTAGTCTGGTGCGTCACCAAATAATACATCATCTTCCTGCTGAGATTGTGGTTGTGGCTGTGGCTGCCCCTCTTGTGGTTCTTCCATTGGATCGGGTGATTGAACACCTGGGACAGTCTTGAATTCATTATCAAACTCACCTGGCTCCTCCATTTCAGGATTCTCCACTGGCTGCATTTCCTGGAGTTCCTCTGGGGAGGGTTCCATACCACCTTCTGGTTCCGGTTCAGCCTCTCCATCAAATACATCAGGATCCTCTGCATCTTGAACATCACCATCTAGATCAATATCCCTAGATTCTTGTGACATGTAGGTCTGAAGAATCTGTTGAACTGGGATTAACTCCTTTACGGAGTTTTCAATAGCTGTACAGAAACGAGTAGTTAACTTCTCATCTCGGTGGTAGATGCTCTGATCCTCATGGAAAACGTAGGGATCGCGGTATAGATCCTTCGCGATGTTGTTGTAGCACGTCTGGATGAACACTTCGTTCGTGGGGAGTTTCAGTGAAATCTTCTTGTTATCCGCCTTCAGACGAACCGCAGATAGGATCTTTGTACAGGCAACAAAGACAGCCGCTAAAAGATCACTGAACCAAGCGCATCGGTTTGCTATGTTATCCGAATGTTGTTTAGACATAGCGTTAGACCAGTTTGGAACCTCTTGGAGTAACTTTTGAAACATCATGAGATGCTTCTTCCCCTTGGAGAGAGTATGAGCCTCCGTATACATATCATTGAAAACGTCAATCATAGGTGGACACATAATAATGCACATTTGCCCAAGGTATTCCTTCTTGGCTTCTACGAGCACATTCAAATTGTCCATTTATGATTAAGTAGGTTTAAAATTCAAAATTTACTACGCACTTCTCCTGTACTTGTTGGCCATCTTTTTAAGATTCATGAGATCTGGAAAGGCCACCTCTTCATCATCTTCTTCACGCTCTTTCTTCCTTTTTGGTACCACCCAAGATACATAAATGTCATATTCACTTATAAGTTGTACAGTAAATCCACCAAGTTGAAATTGTCTAACAACATAACGAGCGGCGGCTCCTCTATCAAATACTGGATATCCTATTAAAATTACTGGAACAGTCAAGAATATCTGTTTATGACCAAGTTCTACACACTGTTTAATCTTCGATGAAAATTGTTCGTAAATTTTCGTATAGATCTCTTTCCGTATTCTTTTTCTCTTATCATCAATTTGTATTATGTCATTGATGTTGATCATTACAATTAGCTCAATTTATTTTTTATCAAATCTAACTCACCAACATTAGGGACTGCACTTTCCTTAACGAGCTTGTAATCAACAAACTCTTTACCCATAGAACCCTTGGTGTACACCTTTACCTTATCGGGTGCTTGGTCACTGAGGGGTTGAGAACGAAGAGAAATTAACTTGAGTTTTCCGTTGCTGATGCTAAAGGTTGAGATGACAGCGAAACCAAAGGAGAAGCCATCGTTGCGAACCACCATGAAAGTGGCTTCATAGAGTTGATCAGTCGTACCCTCATACACCTTAACGGACTGAGTTTCGATTATGTAAGTAGAGAATCCAAGGCGTTTGTTGATCTCCTTATTTGTTTGAAGAACCAATTTCTCCATGGTGTCGTGGTCAACTTTACCCTCAACCTGAGAGTAACCAGAGAGATCTGGTCTGGGGTCGTTAAGCTTGACATAATCAACTGGCTTCTTGTACCCTGAGAATCCAAAGGTTTCTGTGAAATTTTCACGCCTGATCATAGTCAGGATGAGTAACATAAGTAAAACGCCGATGATGATCTTGAATGAATTCATCTTTACTATAATGCGTTAATTTTTTTTTACAAAATACCCCATATACTAGTAGATGTCTCTGTTGATATATAGCCCGAGGTGTAAACACTCTATGGATATCGTCCAGTATATCAATGGTAATCCACAATTGAAACAATTGATACATTACCACAACGTGAACACACAGGGTATACCTCCCCAGTATAAGACTAAAATAAACCGCGTACCGACTATGCTTACTAAAAATGGAAAAATTCTAGTTGGTGGTGAAATAAAAAATTGGCTTGACTCCCTCCTACCCAAAAAGGATATTGAACATGCTGGATTTGGTGGTGGTGTGTGCTCAATGTCAACAATAGACGGAAATGATAGAGATCCAAACATGTTCTACCTAGACAACTACGGTCAGTCTCTTCAGCCAGCTATGACAAAGGAACTAGAGGATAAAATCGGTAGAGATGTGAATAAAGGAGAAGTTTATACAGATTTAAAGATGTAACGCGTTTTTTGAATAGTCATGAAATTAGTTTCTATACAGGCCTCGGCCTTTAAGTCTACATTTGAAGTTTTAAAGGATATTCTCAATGACGTAAATATCTACTTTCGCCCACAGGGTATGTATATAGTTACCCTAGATACAGCGAGAACATCCCTTATTGACCTGTTCCTAGCTGCTGATAACTTTGAAGAGTATCACTGTGATCAAGAGGAGATAATCGCTGGTATCAATATTTCCAACACCTTCAAGCTCATGAAAACGATTACGAATAATGATGTCATAAAACTTGAGATTAATTCCAAGGAATTTATGGATATTGAAATTACGAGTGAATCTAAGAAGACGAGTACTAAATTTCAACTCAAACTCTTGGATATTAACGAAAATAGTATAGAAGTTCCTGATGTTATGATGTCTACTATCACGACTCTACCATCAGCAGATTTCCAAAGACTTTGTCGTGACATGTCCAACCTTGGTTCAGAAATTGAGATTAAGAGAGATGGTAAACTTCTTCACCTTTCGTGTATGGGGGATTTCGCGAATCAGGAAACCTCAATTGAGTGTCCTGATGATAGTCCTAAAATCACAGGCTTGTACAGCCTAAAATACTTGAATATCTTTACAAAGGCGACGAGTATGTGTGCGTCTGTGCAAATTATACAAGAAACGGGTAATAGATTCCTAATCTTGAAATATAATGTCGCTAATTTGGGGGAGCTTAAATTTTACTTAGCTACTAAGGTAGCCGAAGATCAGTAGTAAATCCACTTGTTGTTTGGATCACCTTTTTCATACCTATTCCATTCACCAAAATGATTCTGGGTAATTCATCCTTTAGGTATTCGGGTTCATAATATAAAAAATCAGTCAGTGAAACCTTTTGTCCATGGAAGTCGTTCCTAGGACCGGCGTACCGTTTCACCTTTTCAGTAATGTTTCTAATTGGCTTATCATCATGGTCAACTATCCAAGCACTACTCAAAGGGATATTAAATGTCATACCAGTCTGTTCTTCTTTACCTGGTGTAAAGTTGATGTCATTGGATACAACGCTGTATATCTTACCGTTGAAATAATACTTAATTCGTAGAATGATGTGCTCAACGTTTTGGGGTACCGTTGTATTTCTAAAATCTTCGCCTGTGACATCTACGTAGAAGTTATCCAATATACCATCCCAATCCTTACTTTCCTTTTCCCAAAACTCATCCTCCACTAAATACTTCATGTCAGTGTTTACTGTATATTCAATTTCTTCTGACACGATACTGTAATCATTTGGAGTAACAAGTTTTTTATAAAAGAAGTAAAGGTTACTTAAAAGTTTGACCAACATCCTTATATAAGAATGGAAGGTAATTTTTTAAGTAGATATAACAACAAAATAGAAGAGTGGACTGAGCTTATCAAGAATGACCCTAATAATAAATCCCAATATGAAAGAGAAATGTCTGATTACATGATAAAGTGTATGCCTTTTATTGAAAGACATATGACTGGTGAAACTGAAACAACTCACACAGACAATGTATTTAACCTAAAAGAAACTGTTGGTCTAGCTAGAAAAGATATTTTCACTGATTATCTAGTTGAGGTGGAGAAGAAAAATATAACTAGACCAGTGGAGCGAACAGTTGAGATGTGTTCGCATTGTGAATACAGTAACATCATTCTCGTTCAAAATACAAGTGATTTGATATGTGATGGTTGTGGTAGAGTTGTTGCAGCCCATATAAACGAAGAACTTACCTACCGCGAAGAACAAGAGACCTCTGAGAAGATTGTAAACTATTCATACAAGAGAGAGAATCACTTTAACGAATGGCTGTCACAATTTCAAGCACAAGAAACGACAACTATACCACCCGAAGTTATGGAACAGCTTAGATCAGAACTCAAAAAGATGAAAATCAAGAATCTAGAGGATATTACCCACGCGAAAATTAGAGGGCTTCTTAAAAAGCTTCGTCTCAATAAATATTACGAACACGTACCATACATCACAAATATTTTGAATGGAATCAAACCACCGAATATGCCCACGGAATTGGAGGAATGCCTACGTTTAATGTTCAAGGATATTCAAAGACCTTTTGACGACAATTGTCCAACTGAACGCAAAAACTTTTTGAGTTACTCATACGTACTCTATAAGTTTTGTGAACTTCTCTCAGAGGATATTTATCTACAGTATTTCCCACTCCTAAAATCAAAAGAGAAGCTGTATCAACAAGATGTCATATGGAAGAAAATCTGTCATGACCTCAAATGGGAATTTATTCCCACAGTATAGTAGATGGCAGTCATTTTTATGCTCAGTACCAATGGGTATCTCAGTCAACATGGGTATGTGGATGTCAAAAAGAAGACCAAACTTTCTAGACATCGTTCGTTGATGCGAGTTTTCCGTTCAGGTGAATCACCATTACGTTTATTTCGGCGACTTAATGCACTCATGATTCTTTTTAAAAACAAGGATCCGAAACTTTCCAAAATTTTTAAAGAGGACAGGAATTGGGTTAAGAAAAAGTTGATGTAGAAAAAGATCTTTATCTTCTAAAAAAGATTTTTCGAAAAAATAATATTGAAA